GCTATAGTTCGTATACTTAGAATCTCCTGCAGAAAGGTCAAGCCAGCCCTTCACTGTATGAATCGTTTCCCACCGCGCAACTCGTTCACCGATTTCGTTTTTTGTGCCTGTTGTTTTCAACTGCACCTGAGCCGTCACATTACCGCCAACTCGTTTCATGCTAAAACCTCGCTCGCTGATACAACTTGAAAACAGCTGTATACTTTTTAGGAACACCGAAGCGCTCATCAATATCGGTCTCAGAAGCGTCCTGCGCATATGTGACCGAGTGTCGGCTCAGTGTTTCAGATTGCACCGGCTTGTTGTTCGTATCATCCGCACTGTTCTGCGCTTCATTTCTGAGCTTCCAGCGCATTATTTCAACTACAGCCATCTTTACACTCGCCGGGTATTCGACCTCGCCGGTAACGCGGTTTTTGAAAGCGTTATTGGTATACTGGGCAATTAAGGCTTCGAGCCCCTCGAGCATAAGCCGAAGGGCTGAATCGCTTTTATCGGTATCAATAAAATCTAACAGTTCTTCAACCGATATAATCATTCGGGCTCACCACCCTTTCAATCATGCCTTAACCTTGAGGATAACGACCTTAGCCTCATTAGTCAGCGCGGGCATTCCGTGGGCAGTGCAAATGATATCGTCTGCGACACCGGGTTCGCGCTTATGTTCTACGAGATTGCCGCGCTTGAGGAAATAGGTAACCGCGGGTATGTCATCCTCGGTCTCAGCATCGTTATCGAGCTTAATGATCGGGTTGAAGTATGCCGCAGTAGTTACCTTGGTAACTTTGTCGCCGACAATCGCGCCGGGGAGCGACTTCTGCACCTCAGCGATATTGCTCTCAGTGGTGGCTGTGCCGTTTGTCTCGTCGAACTTATACCAGTCGTCAAACTTGATTACCTTGTTCGAAACGACGACATCACATCCTGCAATTCTGCCGATTGCGCCGGAAGCAAGAACTCCGGACTCATACTTATCCGCGCTGAGGAAATCGGAATCCTTGCGCAGCTGGGTCTTCTGCTTGCTGTGGATTAGAATCACCTTGCGAGAGTCCTCCTCCTCACCGAAGGCATCCACGCCGTCTACAATGGCACTGTACTTCAGAGCTGCAGCAGTTGCATCGACCGCATTCTTGGACTCATAGAGCACCGCCACGCGGTCATTATCAAGCTTTTCGGAAATAGAAAGAGCGACCTGATTTGTCGCGGTTCCCATAGGGTCGCCATAGCCGGAAAGCTGCGCTTCGTCAGTCAGGCGCACGCCCTTACCGATCTTCTTGATTTTATACTGCGAGGTAGTGAAAGCCATCTCGGTGGTGTCGATTGTCTCGCCCTCTGCATAGTCCGCAGCTGCGCCGATATATCCCCACTTGGGGACGGTAACGGTAGAACCGGGCGCACCCTCAAGCGTGTTGTCAACCTTGATATATCCGGTCATAACTGCTTTCTTTTTAACTTTTGCATTGATCATGTCGGAGACAACCTGGGGGTCAAAAACATCTCCGTTTACAAGAGTTGTAGTTTTAGTAAGATCTGCCATAGATTACATTTTCCTTTCATTTGTTCAATTCAGAGTATAGTTCGGGATTGTTCTCACGCAGTTTTACACGCGATGCGTATCCCATGCGAGAAAACTCTTCTTTTGTGACGGTATCCTTTTTCCCGTCGTCGCCCTGCTCGAGTTTGTGTTCATCTATCTTTTTTTCGATCGATGACTCAAACTGCTGAGGAAATTGCGTCTTCAGTCCGGAGATAATATCCTCCCAGCCTTTGATGCCGTCATTGTTATCAAGCTCGATTGCCTTGTTTTCATCCCTCAGCTTTGATTCAAGCTTGTATGCCATATAGTCTACATCAACGGCTTTCTCGGACAGCAGCGCAACTTTGATTGCAGACTTAATCTTGGTCTCCTGCAGCTGCTTCTGAAGGTTCGCAACCTGCGTTTCATAGCCGGTTATTTTGCCCTGAAGCGTCTCATCACCTTTTGTGCCCTTTTTAAGTTCTGCAATCAGATTGTTTGCCGTATCGAGCTCGGTCTGCTTACCCGCAAGCTGCGACATAACGCCGTCATATTTGCCCTTACCCACGTATTCTCCGCCGCCGAGATTTCCCAATTTTATCGGGTGTTCCTTGTTAGCTTCGTTTCCGTTGTAGGTGTTGACGGCGGTCTCAACCTGCTTGTAGAGATCCTCGCCCAAAACTTCCTTTAAAAATTCCATGTTCTTTCCTTTCTTTGCGTGGTTTTTATATGCGGTGTCGCCGCTGCAAAGGTCTGTTTAAGCGTCTGTACCAAGACGATTTTGCGTTAAACGCCCGCCGGCAAATATAAAAAAGACAAGACCTTTCCGCACTGCTTATGTTGCAGCCGTTTTTCGTCTTGTCTTTTTTATTAAATTGTGTAAAAAAGCACCTGAATTCAATCAAGTGCTTTAAGGTAATATTCATACTTTTTAACTCGAGCCAAATCAGCATCTGTTACGGTTCTAAGCCGGGTCAGATCTGAGTTGTGACGCAAGTCTTGAATTTTCACAGCTCTTGCGAGCGCATTTGATTTTACTCGTTTAATATATATTTCGTAATCTTCGTTTTTTCTGTGCGTAATAGCGTCAAGCGCTTCTACAACGTCCGAACTGAAGCCCTGAGACATAAAATAATCAAGCGAATAATGGTCATTGTCTTCAATAACATCATGTAAGAGCGCAACAATTTTTTGCTTTTCCGTTTTGCAATTATCCGCTACATGAAACGGATGCAAATAATATGGTGCTCCGCCTTTATCAACTTGTCCCTTATGAGCCTCCCGACAAATCTTTTTGGCGAGTTCAAGCATACCGCTCAATCACCTCTTTTGCCTCTTCTTCAGTAATTGGATTAACATCAATATCACCGGTATAAATCTGTAACATCTCACTATCATTAACCCATCTGTGAGAACCATATGCATACCGTTCGATAAAAGCGTCGTCCCCTCTATCGCGAATCAGTCGCGGTCTTCTTTCAGGAGGCACAAAATCTTCTAAATAATATCTTGTCATTATTCGAGCCCTCCTCTATTTATTATTATAACGCGAGGTCTCCGGATAATGTGTAAACAAAGTGTTAACGTTTGATTTCGTCATATGATTTAATGTTATCGATATTTTTGATATCTGGCAATTCGGAAGAAATTTCTTTCATTTCCTTTTTAAGCCTGAGTTTGTCTGCCGTAGAAGTGCTGTCTTTTCTCTGTTCTTCATAAAGTACATGGACGCGTTCTTTAACGTCGAGACTTTCCGGAGTATGGAACTGTAATTCAAATTTATAGCCGTTGGGAGCCTCAACAACGGTATTTAAGCCACGATACGGCTTGCTTGCGTCGCCGAGTGTGTTTTTTACTCGAACGATTTTATATCCTTTCGCCTCAAGGTCCGTTTGGATTTTCATATAATCTTCGACTAAAAAATTTCCGTCTACTAAGTCCGTATACCGAACAGCATCATATATGTGCCCTTCTATATAATCTAAGTCGGTCCCTTCAACAAAATCCGATGTGATCTTTCTTTTAAGTGAACCTCCTCCCTTTAGTTTGAAATCCAGCGCGTGCTTGGTTTCTCCGTTAATTTTAACCTCATAGTTGATAGTGCCGCGCGTGCTCCCTACAATTTTTTGCAAGTCCTTTGTAATGGCGGGTTCTGCTGCAGCGGCTTTTTTTAATACTCGATTGGTTACGTCATTCAAAGTTTGATTTTTGTCAACCATATTTCGGTAGGCTTTTTTAAAGTTCTCATAGTTTTTAGCCTTAATATTTAAAAGCTCGTGGTTTACACCGTCCCATTTAGTAAAGGAATTGTCTTCGTCATCAACCGCCCATCTCGCGCGCTGCAAAACTGCGCACCGGCAATGGATATCCTCAGATGCGCTGCCAAAACCGCCCGGATACATAGCTGTATGCCCGGCAACCTCAAACGGTTCGTCAAGTTCCCTGATCTGCCCATCGAGCTGCGCGTGATGAGGTCTTGTCCGTTTATCAAGGGTTGAATCCCATTGCTTAACGACATCGGCACCAACATCTTTAGCTTTGTGCATAGCATCCATAGCCGCCTCGTTTGATATCCTGTGTGATTCGGTTCTTACAATTCTGCTGACCTTGTTAAATCCGATGTTCATTTGATTGCTGATGCTTCTCGCAATCTGTGCGTAAGAATGACCTTGGCTGAACCCTCTTGAAATCTCTGAGCGGAGGTTGTTCTGCAATTTTGAATTTCCATGCGCCAACGAGCCCCACAGCCCCTTAGAAAGCTTGCTGTTGTTCTTTAATGATCTGACAACCTGCTCCTGGTCGATGGGAAAGATAAGCGGAATACCCTGTCCCTGGAGATCATAGATGACACCGACAAATCCATCCTCGTAGCTTTCTGCGAGATACTGTGATATATCCGTAAACTGATTTGAGTTTAAGCCCTCTAAAATACTGCTTATTTGGCTCTTGAGAGCCTTTTGGTATTCTATCTGATAAGTTATGCTCTGTAGGTTCTTTGCGTCTGTACGCCCCATCAGAGCGGCTATGTTGTCATCGATATCCTTTTCAGCCTGTTGATATGTCTTTTTTAAGCGCTTTAGGATTCTTTCATCAGCTTCGGCGCGGTTGCCGAGAACATTTTTCTGCCATTTATTCATCCGTCACCACTTCACTCAGGACACTTTTCTCTGTTGCCAACAGCCTCTCTTCGTTTATGGGCAACTTACTTTTGATTTCCTCATAATCGAGATCAAGCACTTCGCAGATGTTCTGAATAACAAGGTCATCACCGAGAGCGGCCTGAAGGCTGAGCAAAGTATTTATCTTAGCTTGTTGGGTCTGCGCGTCTGTCAGTTCAATCTGTGCATTGTCCTGTGCATTTGTCATCACCTCTCGTTCAAAGTCAAAATACACATCAGCCTGCCGATAATCGGTCCCATTTGAATCGTTAATTTCTTTGAGCACGACCTTTAGCAATCTCCGGAGGAACTGCTTGAGCCTAATTTCGAGCTTATTGCATTTGAGATCAAGCAGCGCATAACGCGATTTAATGACGATGTTGGTGAGATTTCCGTCGCCGGTCTGCGCCGAATTGAAGCCCATGCCGAATCGGTAGATGTTCTTCTCGTCAAGCTCCAACTTTACTTTTCGCGCCTCATACGGAATATCAACAGTTTTGAAATCTACACCACCGCCGTTTTCGCCGTCAACGCCAATATGCTTTTTGGTTTTAATATTTTTTATCAGTTCTTCCAGATTGTCACCCTGGAAGCCCTTGACAACAACCAGATATTCAGATGCGTCCTGCAAATTGTTTGACAGCCCGCAGGACATTAAATCATAATCATCAATCAAAGTCTTTATCGGCTTTAGTCCACCGAACTGCTTGCGGCAATTATCCAGGCGAAAAAACGGAATAAAGCCGAGTCCCTCATAATACGTACTGTCGTCATGATCCTTCTTGTAGAGCACATGCGGGCGTGGGTTCGGTCTGTCTTTCGAGCTTTCATCGAAAACGAGCTTTCCATCCTCAATCTGAGTAAAAAAATAAGTCTGAGAGTCATCCCAGACCTGAATCCGCTTAACGCGTTCTCTGTCTTTGTTTATCCTTTCGGTGTACCAGTAAATCACATAATCCTTGCCGTCATTTGTAAATTTGCTTTCCACCTCTATTACTCCCGTTGAGTCGGCGCATTGGAAGGCGAGTTTGTTCTCCGAGTTTTTGAATGCGTACATATATTCAAAGCCTTTGGCAACGCATCCGGTAATCGTCTCGTACAACTCAGAAATGAAGTCTTCGTTATAATTAAAGTACTCGTCAAGTTTGCCTTGGAGTTCGGGTATGTCCGACTTAACGAAGCTGTTTTTGCCGGAAAGCATGTACTGAACTTCCTGATCTACAAGCTCCGTAAAGAAGGCATGGGAAATCTTAATATTTGATCGCGTTTTGTCTTCCACAAGCTGTCCGTCAGCGTCATAATAAAAAAGCTTGTACCGTTTTATGTCGTGATCGCCTTCATAATATCTCAATCCTTCTGCGGCACGCGACTTTTTCTCGCTCA